CAGCATCAATAGAGTCTGCAGCGTTGTATGCAATGATGTCAGCAAGAGCTGCATCTACATCGTTGAAAGAAGTTAGGTTTAACTTCTTAGTTGTTGTTACGGCTGAACCGTACTCGTTAAGTGTTACTGTAACCTGTGATGGGTTACCAAGAGCAATTGAGGAAACATCGGAAGTTTCTGTCAGTGTAGAAGTAGCTGCTGCTAAGTCAGAATAGATTGAGAATACAACTGATGATCCTGGCATTGCCTGTTGTACTGGCTTGACATCTGCCAAGGCTCGCATTACTGGAATGGAGCGAAGCGCCATTCTTACGTATTGATCATACGCAGCTTTTACGAGATTGCTGATATCAGCAGTACCGGTGAAACTACCTGTAGGTAGAGCCATTTAGGTATTGCCTTTCGTTAGTAGGATTTAAAGCCCCGACTCCCGAATGACTTGATCTAACTCTTCACGGGTATTAGCGTTCATAAGTCTTTGATATACATCAGTACTGCGATCTGGTGTCATACCAGCCTCAGTTGCTGCACTCATTTTCTTATACGCTGCCGCTTGAGCAGGATCTACATTAGGTTGTTGGGGTGTTTCGGTTTGAAGTCCAAACACATCTGCGTTTGTTTCAAGCCATTTTGATACAGACTCCTCAGTTGGGTCTATATCCTGTGGGATAAATGAAGCGATCTTCTGATTTACCCCACGACTTGCAAGGGTGTCTTTGATTGCTCGTTCTCTTTGCGCTTTATTTAAAGACTCAAAGTTAGCTTTAAGATCTGCCAACTCTTTATCTTTTTGCTTATTAGCCTTGCGTAGTTGTTTAACGAGATCATTGCTTAACGATTCAGTTGTTGTATCTGCATCGTCATCATCCTCGTAGTCGTAGTTGGACATAGTCCATCTCCCATTCGTTGTAGTTATCGCAGGCCTCACACAGTTCGGGGATCTCTGTATGGCTCCTACTACTGGTCTTGTTATCTCTCTGTCAGGCCAGTCGTTCTGACAGCAGGCTTAGTTAAAAGGAGCCGGCTCGTTCTCTGCCTAGCGCTCCACTGGTTATACCAGTCTGTCCAGCAAATTCTGCTTGCTCTAATCCAATAATCTTCTTACGTTTTCTTTGAGCATCTGTTTGCCCTGGAAGATTAAATACCTCTTCCTCAGCTAATGTCTGTGTATAAGGTTGTTGTTGATAGATAGAAGCAAGTTGTGAACCTCGCTCTAATCCACCACCGATAGCACCAAATCCTGCTCTAGCAGTTTCTGCAGTTACTCCATAGCGAGCAAGTTCTTCTGCCCTACCTACAGTTGCGCCTAACCTAGCACCAAGTGCTGCGCCACCAATCTCTGCTGCAGTTACCTTACGTTTAATTTCTGCTAATCCCTTAGATGGATCTAGAGTATAGGCAAGGATATCGCCATTAGTAATATCAGGATAGAATTGCTTTAACGCTGTAGTCACCTCAGGTGGTGCATTAATTACTCTCTGTTGTGCTGTAACTATTCTATCTTCTAATTCAGCAGGAGATACATCTCCAGCAATAAACTTTTCAAATCCTTCTTGACGGCCTAGATCACCCTTTGCATAATAGTTTGCAGGTAATCCATAGTTACGCATAAGTTCTTGGTATTGATCTTCTAATGCAATATATTCACCCTCAGATAGTGCTCTAAGACCACCGGCTATGCGTTGAGCATTAGCAGCAAAACGTTTCTTATAGGCATCTGTTTGACGTAAACGAATAGCAAACTCACTAGGGCTTACATTCTCTTGTACGAGTCCTTTAATTCCTTCTACTAAGGATCCTAATCCATATATAGAAAATTGCTCAAGTAAAAGATCATAAGCAGACTTACGATTTTGCAATGCAGCCTCGGCTGCTAATCTAGCCTCTTGTTGAGCTAGGTATTGTTCATTAGTTAATTGTTGTTGTTGCTGTTGTTGTTGAGGCTGTTGTTGTATTGGAGCCAAAGTACCTGTAGGAGTTACTTGTAATCCAACTTTCGCTGCCTCAGTTATAAGTCTTTCAGTTTGGCGATCTACACCAGCAAATGCTTTTTCGGCTATTGCTCTAGTCTTAGGATCTTTAATTTCAGATAACTGTGATCTTGCCTGCTCATAGCTAGAGACAGGTGTGGCTTGATTCATTCTTGCCACTGCAGCATCAGAAACTGCTGCATCTTTTTCTAGTTGAGCAAGTGCTGCTCTAACCGCTTTTTCTTCTTTAGATATAGCCACCGTTACCCCTGAAATCCGAAGTCTTGTAGAATCTTCTGAGTTATACTTGCTACTTCTTCTCTAGCATTATTTGTATATTGCCAACGAGAATCTTTACGTAATGCTCTTTGGAAATCGTAGATAGGCATTTCTTTATCTGGTCCAATAGCAGATCTCAATACTGGATCATCAAAACTAATAACCTCTGGATTAAGTTCTAGTACTGAAGCCATAGTTCTTTTATATGGGGCATAAACTGTTTCAAGATCAATACCCTGATCCATCAACTTAGTAACAGATTCAGGATATCCACGCTTAGCAACATCTCTAATCATCTGTTTAAAGATATCTGGATCTTCACCAGATTCAACACGCTTGACCCAAGTGTCTGCTAGACCTTTAAAGTCTCTATCTAAAGATAGTCCATTAGCAGATGCTGCCCTTGCAAGATCCTGACGGAATAAAGACTTTTGAGATTCTTGTCTTATATCATATTCTGCTTTACCAGTCTCAGGAGATTTGACTTTCTTTACTAAACCTTCTAGGAAAGTATCTCTATCAAGACCACCAGTGTTTGTATAGACAACAGAGCCACCTACTAATTTGGGTGTTGATACATCTGGGTTCTTTTCTTCTGCTCTATTTAATAGGCTAGTGAATTGAGTAATCTCAACTTCGGTTGCATCTCTACCTAGTAATCTACGGAAAGCATCATTGATTTTATTAGCAGCTACTGTAGCTGGTGATACATTTATAGTCCTAGTAGGTTTGTATTGGTCAGCAAAAGATGCTTGGCGCTCACCTATTTTATCATTTAGAAAAGTATCTAAATCATACTTAGTGGTTTCTAATCTTCTAGGATCATTTTGCTGAAGATTTCTTATTTCGTCAGACAACTCACCAATTGAATCTATAAAAGCCTGTCGCACTTTGGCACTGTATTTACCAGTTACTGGTACGTTATATCCTGCTGACTTTAACTTCTGTGCAAGGCTCTTACGTAGAGCCTCTGACATTTCATTATAGTTTCTAGTTAAATCTGCTTCAGAGGCAGTGGTAGGTTGTACACTTGCAATAGACTGAGGCCTGTCAAAAGGTCTTGAAGTTGGGATATTGGTAGTTACTGGAGTTGAAGAGGTTATATAACCAGAAGATCCAGTGGAATTTGGGTCAAATTCTTCAGCCATTTTAATCCTCTCTTAGGAAGTTACTAAATAATACTTCAAATGCACCCTTTGCATTTGGGTTTGTTCTAGCAATATCTTTCAATTGCTCAAGAGTTGACTCTCTAATAAACTCTCTGGATCTAACATCTCTTTCAGATCTAGAGTTATAAACATTATCTTTAGTAAATAGATACTCTTCATAGATATTTACCATACTACGCAAAGCCTTAGTTGCTGGATTATTAATACCAGACTCATTTAGTAAACGCTTTAGATCCCCATAAGAGGCTTGACGTTTAATATTATTAGAGGCTGAATTAGCAAACTCTTCCTGCAATAAAGGTCTTGCACTCTTGAAGTCACCAGACCATACTCTCCAAGCGTTGTTAATTCTCTTACGCTCTGAATCTGAACCAGCGTTCTCTAGTGCCGCTTCATACTTATCACGCTGTGTGTAGTAGAAGTATTTATCTTTAGAAACAAAAGACTCTTTTAAGAAGTCATCTACTAGCTTAGTCTTACGGAAGCCATTATCTTTTAGGAATTGGTAAGCATCCCAAGAGAAGGTTCCACTTTGAGGAATTAAGAAGCCAGCACCCTCTGGATACTTGGCTACTAGATCCTTGTTCTCATCAACCCAGTTTGCTGCTGCGTTGCTAGTCTTAAATCTTGCCTGGAACTCAGGCTCTGATTCGTTAATAACGTAAGGAACTTCATCTGGGAATAGTTTAACCCAATCAGCCATAGCCTCACCTATTGGATCTGGACTATTCTTAGCGGTGTATTCCTCAATAAGTTTTGTATAGACTTGCTTAAAGTTAACCCGACCATTATCTCTAACCCATTCAGCCATATCTGACTTTAGAGTTGTAGTTGGTGATGCAGGACTTATAAAGCCTAATACGAAACGAGTTGCTAACACACCAGTAATTGTAGATCTTAATCTCTTTTGGTACTGTGCTAACTCACCAGGTGTTGCATCTGAAGA